TTAAATTTTCCTTCACAAGTATATTTAATATTAGAAGGATTTGTTTCTACAAATTTAGCAGCATCACTAATAGATTGAAACTCTCTCAAAAATTTTCCTTCAATATCATACTGAAACACTTTAATTCTTTTTACATTTGGATTATTTTTGAGTGTTTTGGATGTTTTACTTTTACTCTCTTCTTTGTGAGATTTTCCAGCAAATCCACAAGGAGATAGTTGACCCTTTCTCATTTTACTCCATTTTTCTTTTTGTTCTTCTGTGTGTGCTTGATTGTAAAATGAATTTTCTTGTCCAATAAATTTTCCTTTTCTTTTTATAGATAAAAGTTTCTTTGTTTCTTCTGTATGATAATATCCAAGAATTCCACCATCACCACCAAGAGTTTGATTGTATTCTGGTTTTAATTTAGAAATCCAAAACATTTCTCTATCCCCCAAATTACTTTCACATATTTCAATTTCTTCAATAAAAAAATTATTTTTACCATACTTTCTTAATGCTTTGTGAAAGTAAGTTGTCGAACCATTTTTGGAAGAATAGCAGTGATTATAAAATCTTGTCGATAAAGATTTTATTGTCTTACCAATATATTTTTTATTATTGATTTTATTAGTTATTTGATAAATTCGACCAAACATAAGAATTAGTAAAACCTATTACTATTTATAATAACAGGTCTTTACACTTTGGTCAAATTTTACAACTTTCACAATCTTCCTCTCCAGCACCAGAAAGTTCTTGAAGGAGTGATTGGAGTTCTTGTTTTGATTCTTCAATTACCTCATCTGTTTTATTATCATAAGTATTTTGATAATATGCTGTTTTCCAACCATAACGATAGCAAGTCAATAAATCATTTGCCATCACACTCACAGGAACTTCATTATCAGGATAATTGCTTGGATTATAAGACCAATTTCCTGATATTGCCTGGTCAAAAAACTTCTGCATTACTGCAACAATATTGATATATCCACGATTAGATTTCATATCCCAAAGTAAAGTATAATTATTTTTAAGAGTATTATACTGAGGAACAATCTGCTTCAAAGGACCTTTCTTGGACTTCTTTACAGACAGATAACCACGAGGAGGTTCGATACCATTAGTTGCATTAGAGACGACAGAACTGCTCTCTGAGGGCATCTGTGCTGATAATGTGGAATGTCTCAACCCATACTCTAAAATAGATGCTCGTAGTGCTTCCCAGTCGTGCTGAAAGGGAATATTAGAGATTTCATCTACATCTTTTTTATAAGTATCAATAGGAAGCATACCATCAGAATATTTGGTACGTCCAAAATATTCACAATGTCCTTTTTCTTTTGAGAGTTGATTTGATGTTTTCAGCAAGTAATACTGAAACGATTCAGAAAGACTGTGTATCGCATCCCAGGCACCTTGAGAGTCATAAGCAAGTCCAAGTTTTGCAAGATAGTGTGCGAGTCCTATAAATCCCACACCAAGAGCTCTACGACGTTTTGTGAAGTTCTCTGCTGCCTTTACAGGATAGTGTTGATAATCAATCAGTTCCTCAAGTGCTCTTACTGTGAGGTCACAAAGTTCCTCAAGTTCTTCATCTGATTTAACTTTACCTACATTAATTGCTGATAAAATACAAGTTGCTATTTCTTCTGGTCCATTATCATCAATATGCTGAAGTGAGGTAGTCGGCAAACAAATTTCCATGCAGAGATTTGACATTGTAATCTGATCCTTAAAAGAACTATGAGTATTACAATGGTCTATATTCATAATATAAATACGACCTGTTTCTGCGCGTTCTTTGAGAAGATTGAGAATAAGTTCTTGTGCCTTTATTGTTTTCTTCGGAACATTAGGATTATTTTCGTATCCAATGTAGAGAGCATCAAACTCAATTGTTCCGAAAGAATCATAAAGTCCAGGTACATCATGTGGGGAGAAAAGTGTAATCTCACCATCTTGAATAAATCTTTCATAAAATATTTTACTTAATTGAATACCATAATCTAACTTGCGAACCCGATTATCTTCGGTTCCTTTATTGTTTTTGAGAACAAGAATATCTTCTATTTCTTGGTGCCAGATTGGGAAGAAGACAGTAGCACTTCCACCACGAATCCCGTTTTGTGTACAGCACCTAACAGTTGATTCAAACTTTTTGAGGAATGGGATAACACCTGTATGCTGAACTTCTCCACCCCGGATTTTACTGTTGAGACCACGGATTCTGCCTGCGTTGATACCGATACCAGCCCTTTGTGAGACATACCTGCCAATAGCCATATCACTGCTAAAGATACTATCGAGGGTGTCATCAACATCAACCAGAACACAAGATGCAAATTGACGAAGTGGTGTTCGCACTCCTGCCATGATTGGTGTTGGGATGTTGATTCGGTGTCTTGAGATTGCGTCATAATACCTCTTGACGTATGATAGTCGTGTTTGTTTAGGGTATTCAGCAAATATTGTTAATGCGATCAGCATGTACATAAACTGTGGAGTTTCATATACTCCACCACTATTACGGTCTTGTACAAGATACTTATCAACTACTTGACGTAATCCAGCATAAGTAAACAAATAATCACGATCATGACGAATAAAGGAATTGACACTATCAATTTCTTCTTCTGAATATTTATTATAAATGTCACTATCATACACTTCTGCTGAAACACAATCCATAATGTGTTGGTTTAGGTGTGGAAGTTCTTGCATCTTTCCATAAAGTTGCTTACGGATCGCAAAAAGAAGCAAACGAGCAGCAACAAATTGATAGTTTGGATGATCTAAATCAATCAAATCAGAGGCACTACGTATCAAAATCTCTTGTATTTCAGAAGTAGTAATCCCATCATAAAATTGAATACCAGATTGTATCTCAACTTGTGATGGTGAGACTCCAGAAATTCCTTTACATGCCTCATCAACCATCAAGTGCATTTTGTCTAAATCAATTTTCTCAATTAATCCACTTCGTTTTTTAACCTTAAGACCGTTACTCATATTTTTTTCCAGATGTTAAATTTTAGTTTTGCTTCTAATCCTGAATATGTATTAGATTCTATCATATGCTGAACATCACGTCCAGTTAAAATCATATCATTTATATCTTTTTCTTCAGTATTTGGGGGCCAGATAACAACTTTTTGTCCCAGTTCGATAACTCTGGAAATTCTTGATAAGATTTCTGTATTACGTGGTTCGTTATCGTATATCCAAACGCAATCACCAATGCCCCACTTATCAACATCACCGTCAGCTCCACAAAGAGCAATTGAGTTTGAAATGAATGTTGAGTCAAATGGTCCTTCAGTAATGTAAACAGTTTTGTCTTTTTCAATTTCATCAAGTCCGTAAATTTTTGGGGCATCGTCACTAAGCATTATAGTAATGTATTTAATCTTATTACTTCCGATTGCTCTTCCCTGAAACCCAACAAGAGTATTTTGATAGAATAAAGGAATAATAATCCTGGGTTCTTCATACTTAGTATTTGGGAATGTTGGTTTGATTGAATTTGTCCATTCCTTAAATTTTTCAGCATAATAAAATTTATCGGGGTTTAACTTTCTACCGAGTAAGTATCCAGATGCACTTGGGTTTTCAGATGCCTTAGGTAAATTTAATTTAGGTTTGAATACAGGAGTATCAAAATTAAATTTAGGTTCTTCTACGATAAAGTTTTTTCCAGTGTGACCTTCTTTAAACTTCTCAAAACTATATTGTTTTGATATTTCAATATCAAGTTGTTTTAAAAAATTGCTAAATGATATATTAATACCACAATTGTGACACTTAAAATTTGTATTATTCTTAACCTGATACAAATACCCTCTTGCCTTATTCTTATTTTTTTGAGAATCTCCACAAATAGGGCATCTCAAATTATAAAGATTATTCTTTACTCTTTTAAACTTTTGAAGACGAGAAGATATCAAATTGATGTATTTTACATCAACAAAATCCATAATAAAACCGTTCAGTAATATCAGTATACTTGACTATTTTGATCTGTCAAGTGGTAGTAATCTATTTTGCTGATAGTGATTCATTTCAGAAGGAGTCCACCATCCAGATGCTAAACTTGATACTGCTGTTGCTAATGCTGCAAGAATAATACCTATTCCAACAGTCATCCATTTAATCTTTGAGATTTCTGAAACTTTATTTTCTAAATCAGCAATTTCTTCTTTTGTTTTTAGATGTTCTTTTTTATTTTCTTCCTTAAAATCATCAAGCATTTTAAGAATTAAGTCATCAGTTCTTTGTCCATATTCAATTCTTTCATCGTGAACTGCGAGCATTTTAATTACATTAGTATTGACTTCACTCATCTTCTGAATCGCATCGTCTAATTTATTGACGATACTTGCGAAATCAGCAAACTTTTGCTCTAATACAGCAACCTTTACAATTTCTTCTGACATTTTTTTACAAGCAAAATTTATTTTTTAATAAATCGTCACTTTGCTGATAAGATCGTAAGATAAAATTATTTAGGTTTCATCCATCTTTTACGCTGTCCTGGTGGCAATTTAATTTGTCTTTTTCCCAAACTCATAGGAGGATCAAATCCAGCAACAGGTCCTTTAGGATCTGCAGCACTTGTTAATCCACCAGTTCCAACAGAATTTGCTATACCATCTTCCTTTAATTTTCTCAAATAACGAAAGGATTCAATAATTTTATTAATCTTCTTTTGCATTGTAGATACTATAAAGTTGAGAGAGACAGTTAATATCAACTTGAATATTATGAATATCAGATTTTGGATATTCTGGAAATTTTCCTAAAAACATAATAAAAGATTTCATAGCAGACCACAAGTCCTTTTCAATTTTAAAAAATAACATAGGAGTTGTGGCCTCACCAAATATATTATAAAGAATAATGAAATGGTTTAAAAGTAAATGAACCTTCAAATCTCCGTTATTTTTATATCTTTTCAATAATCTTTTAATATACTTAAAATGATTTAAATCTTTATCAAAGTCTTCTCGCGTAACTGCTTGAGGATTTTCATAATATTTAATCGCAAATAAAAGAAAATTATCTTCATTCAATTCATTAAAAATCATGTATTAGATCGCAGGTGGATAATCAGTATTTCCAGTAGTAATACCAGACATCGCAACAAGAACCTCACTCTTAACTCTTAGGTTTCCTTCGTTATCTTTATAAGTTGTAACACCAACCCATCCAGCATGAGATAATTTAAACTTTGTTGATACTGATGCTTCTGTTCCAGCATCTTCAACTCCAATTATAGAAGTTTCGTGTCCTCCAGTAACTCTTGAGAATGTAATGACTGCTGCTGTTGCAATTCCAGCAGAAATAGTGGATGCAAGTGAAACACTAGTAGCACCAACAGTTGAAACAATTCTATTATTAGCACCACTTACAAATGTATCTCCAGCAACTACTCCGGTTAAAGAATTAACAAAAACAGTACTGACACCAACTAAAGCATTTGTAGTTGCCGCAGAAACTAATACTGTAATAGTTTCAGTATCTCCACCACCTGATTGATTTAAATGACTGTCTAATACTGTAAACTTTGGACATTCACTAATCTGGAACTGTACCCCAGAGATTGCTGCTCCACTCAGTCCAGCAGTTGATGCAATTGATAATTGAGTGGTACTTGCAATACCAACAATCACAGCATCTCCAATATTAACACCAAATGCTATTCCAAATCTAATTACATCTCCAGTCTTTGCAGCACCTACATTACCAAAAGTAGTACCAGTCCCAGTTACAACAAGAGTGTCGTAGTTTAGAGATACTGTTCCACCAGAACCAACATTATCATTGTTTCCCCAGAGTGCCATTCTTTTTACCTATAGTACGTTAATCTAAAAAGTATTTATAAAAAAATAGAGACCACGATATGCAGTCTCTATTTGTATGTCATAAAAAATTCAAGGTGTAATATCTTTTGCACCTTTTG